ATAGCGATTAATCTGTTGATTAATCAATGGAAGATATTTTTTAATAATTTTTGATTTAACACCACTATCTTTAAGAAGAGAATATGCAAAATCATGATATGTAATTATATCTTTTTTAGAAGATAATTCATCAAAAGTATTTTTAAGAGTTTCTGTATATCCCTTTAATTTCTCATGTTCAGTATTTTTGTTTTCAAGTTGTTCGGTAATTGTTTGAATTTCTGATTCAAAATCGCAGATTTGTCTTTGATGACTAGAGATGCGAGTATTATTATGGGAAATTTCATTTGATAATTTTGATACTTCTTTTGAAAGTATGAGAAATTCACTTTCTCTCTCTTCCTCATCTTGAATCACTTTCTTAAGTTCATTATAACCATCATGAAGTTCTTTTAACTTTTCTTCAGCATCACTAATCTTATTTAACCTGAAATTTTCTCCAATCTCTTGAGTGCAAGTAGGGCATACAGTATTCTCTTTGAAAAATTTATGCTCTGTAGTAATAGTTGATACTTTTTGAGATATCTTACCTTTAAGATTGCCAAGTTTTTTCAATTTAATAGAAGCATCACTCACTTCCTTAAGATTCTTATTTAAAGAAAAAACATTTTCCTCAAGAATTGAATTTTGATTCATATAAACTTCAACTTCACTCATTAAAGTATTAATCTTATTCTTTTTCTGCTTAATATTATCTTTTCCACGAGTTTCAAGTTCATCAATAAAGTTTTTTTGCATTTCAACTTTATCTTTGAGTGATTGCTTTTTCAAGTCAAGAGTTTTTATCTCATCTTTAATTTGGCGAATTTTATCTTTGATAATTGTATTCATAGATGAGAAGATTTTAATATCAAGTAAATCTTCAATCACTTCTCTACGATGTGCCGGAGAAAGTTGCATAAAAGGAACAAAATTACTACTACCAATAATTACGATCTGAGTAAAGGCTCTGTAGTTCATTTTAAGAACTGATTGCTCAAACCACTTTTGCTGATCTACTGCGGAAGAATTTTGATCTAACAAAGAATCATTACGATAGATTTCAAAAATATTTGGTTTAATTCCTCTACGAATTTTATAAGAAGTTGTTGCAATCTTAAATTCAATTTCAACCAAACAATCTTTTTCGTTAATTGAATTTACAAGTTGAGGTTTATTAATACCACGAAATGACTTACCATAAAGAACAAAGGTAAGGGCATCAAGAAGTGTAGTTTTTCCTGCACCATTTAAACCAACAATCAAAGTTGTTGAAGATTTTTTGAAATCAACTTCACTAAATTGATTTCCAACACTTAAAAAGTTTTTAAATCTTATTTTTTCAAAATCAATCATTTTTAAATAAATTCAGTATCTTCTTGTTGAGGTGGAATTACAATATCATTTGGAGTAAAAATTCTATACTCATAATCACGCATTTCACAAGCTTTCATAACAACTTTTTTTTCAACTTCAACTACATTCATTTTGGGATAATCTTCTTCTTCCAACAACATTGCGAATCTAAGGGCATCATCCTTATCCTCAAATATGTAAAGAACATGATTTCCAAACTCATCTACGGCAGCGTAAGCACCTGCATCTTCTTTTTCATCAAGAGTTATGAGATACATTATATCATCTCTAATGCTTCTTTATATACTTCTTCAAGTATATTAGTTATAGTAGTTTTATTCAGTTCACATTCACTTTCAGTGACATATCTTTGAAGAATAGAAAAAGTATCTTCAGATTCAAATGCTTCAAACTCCTCAACATTTACAATTTGGAAATTTTCAACAATTTTAATTTCAGCAATATTTGCACTATAAAGTTTATCTATAAATCGTTCATATTGTTTTGTATCTGTTTTTTTACGAACAATTACACGAACAATTTTATTTTCATATTCCCTTACATCAAATGTCTGGTGTGGAGTATCTTCATAGTATATGTTATAGAACATACGATAAGGATTATCTATATGAAAATGTTCCAATGTTTCGGTATCAAAAATAGTAAATCCACGAGTATCATTTACATCACTCCAGTATATCTCATAAGGATTGCCCAAATAGAATACAGTTCCATTATCAGAACGAGTATGGTAATGACCAGAAAATACCTTTTTGAAGTTTGAAAAAAGATTCGCTTCCAGTCCATGTTCTTCCATTATTAGATTTTTATTTACTTTAAAACCACAAAGTTCAAGGTGTCCCATCACAACTTTTGCTTTAGTGTTTTTAATCAATTTAAATGACTTATCTTGATTCTCAGAATTAATCCAAGGAAGAAGAAGAATATTTAAACCACCAATATTAACTTCAGTTGGTTCAGAATAAGTTGTAATATTTTGATAATCTTTAAGCAAAAGTTCAGGAGAATTTATTTTATTAGAATTCTTAAAGTACACATCATGATTTCCTGTAATTAAATGAACCTTATATTTTAAAAATGGTTCAAGTACAACTTTACGAGTCCAATCAAGTCCAACAAAATCAATTGACTTACGACTATCAAAAGCATCTCCCATATGAATAATAGTATCAATCCCATACTGTTCCAGCGTTGGAAAAAAAACATTATTATAGAATTGCTCAAAATAATCTTGAAATAATCTTGAGGACTTTCTCGCACAAAAATGTGTATCAGTTAAAATTGCTACACGCATACTTAAGAATTCATTTTTATGTGTACATTTTCCTTAATAGAATTATAGTCGGAATAATTGTCTCCGTCAATATGGTTGTCATCTGTAAATACTTCGTCAAATCCAGTTCTTTCAAGAATTTTATTTTTAATTTCTAATTGCCTTTTTTCTTTTGAAATTCTACGAATAAATGCATAGTGAATAATTTGAGTAAAATAAGCAAAGGGATTTTGAGATTTTTCTGGATTAAAATTATGTAAATATTGAATACAATTCTCTATACCATCAGAAATCATATCATCTTTAAACATATAATTTACAAAATTAGGTTTAAATGATAAATGAGTTGCAATTTTAAGGATACATTCTCCTATGTAATTTGGTATTGGTGGTTTGTTTGGACTAGTCCATTTTTTTAATTGCTCATCAGTAATATCAGGTATTTCTTCTTCTGCTATTTCTCTTACCTTTTTTCTATACTGAACAAGTGCTTCCAAAAACTCTTTATTATTTACATAGTGAACTGATCTTTTTCTTTTAGTCATTACTGCTGTTGAAATCATAAGAAGTGCTAATTTATTATATAGATATTATAACACTTAAGTATTCCAATAACAACCACTTGACACATCTATAGAATATAAGTATAATAGGCTTGTTGCTTTTGAGAGTCAGCTTTAGCTTCTATATTAATAAATCAAGTACAATATAGAATCTGTTTCCGAAGGAAACCATCACGAAGTGATGTCTATGAGTTCTTAAATATTTTTTCTAGTAAATCTTTAGCATCATTTACGTTTGCTAAGTACCCCATTTTTCTTGATATATTGGGTCTATTATTCTTCATATCTCCAACTTTCTGAACAAAAGATTGATGAAGCATAATCATCTCAATATCATTAGTTTCACATATAGTAATAATATCATCCATTTTTATCACAAACATATCTTCTGTTGTTGTTTTCATCCAAGGTTCTATTTTATATCCCATAGATCCATTACGATTTGACATGTGTGTAACCATAATTGGATTAGTAACAATTAAAATTATTTTATGTTCTTCATCATGTGGAAGAACTCTTGCAAAGATTTCTTCTCCAGTTTTTAATTTGATTGATGCATAAAAATCTTCTTCCATTTTATTCTTTTAAGTTGATTGTTATTATTTCGTAATTAAAATCTTCCTCTGTATAAATTTTAACTCTTTCTATAAAATGATTTAAAGTATAATTTTTTCTTGAATTATAAGTACAGTCATCTGAAATATCATAAAGAGTTGCTTTATCTTTATTATCTCCTTTTCTTAATACTCTACCAATTGATTGAAGATTGCGGATTCTTGATTTACTTGGAGAAGCAAAGATTACATTGTGAAGATTTTTAATAGAAATTCCAGTACTAAAAACACCATAAGAAGCAACAATTATTGCGTTATTTTCTCTTTCAGTAATTTCTCTTACTTGCTCTCTTTCTTGAACATTAACTCCACCGTGAACAAAAAATACCTTACGCTTATCATCACTATCGCTATTTATGATTTCATATAATGGTAATCCATGAGTTTCTACGCGAGAAAATAAAACTAGGGTATTACCTTTAAGGTCTAAAGTTAAATTTTTTATAAAATTATTTCTTTTTTGATTATTAATAAGAAATTGTATTTCATCTTCATATTTATCAAATTTTTGTGGATTGTGTTTTAATACAAGACAATGAATATCTAATTGAGATGCTCTTCCCTTTTCAATTAATTCTTTAGTTCCTACTGCCTTGTAAGGAGGCCCAAATAATCCAGAAATAACCCACTCATGAGTTTGAGAATCTTTTCCTCCGTTGGATAATGTTCCAGTAAACCCGAAGCGATATTTAGCATTATGAGATTTTTTCATAATCTCAATAAGACTTTTACTTTTACATCCGTGACACTCATCAACAATCACACAATCATAATCCTCAAAAAAACATTTATCCAACTTATGAATACTTTGCCAAGTTGACAGAGTGATTGGTGAATTGGTATCCTTTTCTTGTCCATAATAAATCATATGACAGTGATTTTCTGGATTCCAACCATATTCAGACCAATCTTTAAACATTTGATGAATTAAAGATGTTGTGGGAAATACAACTAATATTTTTAATCCTTTTGTTGCATAATATCTTACAAGGGCATATATCATATAAGATTTACCCGAAGATGTTGCAGATATAACAGTCTTTCTATTATACTTCAGGCATTCATAAACAGCATTTATTTGATAATCATAAGGAGTAAAGTTACAGATATAACTCATATAACCTTTGACACCTTCCTCACTTATTTCATCATTTATTTCAAAAGGCAATCCATAATACTTATTATCACGAAACTCATAACTATAACCATGAATTTTTATTTTTGCTATGATCCTATCTAAAAGTCCTGCATATATTTCTCCAGTTGCGGTACTTAATAATCTTATTTCACCATCCCACCCTCTACCTCTACGATGTTGAGGCATAAATTTTGCCGATTCCACAGTAAAACTAAAGTATGGTGCTAATTCATATAAAATATGAGGTTCACATTCCAATTTAATGAAAACCTCATTCTTCTTAGATATGATTATGTCAC